TAAGTAAAAAGGTAAGAGAAGCAGCAATTAACTATAACCATGCCTACGCTAATCGCAGGGTAGAAACAGCCCGTTTTAAGATTGAACACTTAACAAACAAAGACACTTTAGGAATGAGTGAAGCTAAAGCAACAGTTGACGCAAGAGATTACCGAACAAGTGAAGCCCAGCACGAGGGAAATTACAGAGGGGGTAAGAGTGTACAAGATTCTGCTAACGGTGTACTTAAAAGCATGGAGCAGGATATATCATTCTACAAGAAATTGTACGATAAACCAGAGTAAATAAATAATTTTTGAAAATAATTTTCAAAATAATTATTTTTTATATAGATTTGCATAGTAGATAATTAATAAAAATGATAGATAATGAAGTACGAAGAATTTTTAGAGAGCAAAAAGCACTCAATAGGTAATTTTGGTTTTAAGCCGAACTATATACCAAATATAGCATTTGATTTTCAGAAAGAGATAATTAGTAAAGCTGTTGAGAAAGGAAGAATAGCGGTGTTTGCTGACACAGGTCTAGGTAAGACTTTAATACAGTTATCACTAGCTAATAATATAGTTAGAGAAACTAATGGTAAGGTTATTATTTTAACTCCTTTAGCTGTCGCCTTTCAGTTTATATTAGAAGCTGAAAAGCTGGATATAGATGATATTGAATATTCAAAAGACGGAACGCACACAAAGAATATAGTAGTTTGCAACTATGAGCGATTGCATTATTTTAACTCAAAGGACTTTAAAGGGTGTATTTTAGATGAAAGTTCTATATTAAAAAACTTTGACGGGAAGATAAAAAACCAAATAACATCTTTTATAAAGAAGATGCCGTATAGATTTTTATCTACTGCGACACCATCACCTAACGACTTTATAGAGTTAGGTACAAGTTCCGAAGCGTTAGGATACATGGGATATATGGATATGCTGGGGAAGTTCTTTAAGAACAACAATAGTAGTGTAGCAAAGCAGACTAGAAATATAGGCGAGAAATATTATCTAAAGCCTCATGCGGAAAGAGATTTTTTTGCATGGGTAAACCAGTGGTCAATAATGGTAAAAATGCCTAGCGACTTAGGGTATAGTAATGACAGATATTTATTGCCCGAGTTAATAGTTAAAAATCATGTTGTTGAAAACACTTCAACGCTTGACGCTTCAGGACAAATGAGTATAATAGTTAAAGAGGCTAAAACATTTCACGAGATAAAACACGAACAGAGACAAACTTTAAAAGAGAGATGCGAGAAAGGAGTTGCCCTAGCAAAAGGTAAGACGTCTGTTTATTGGTGCAATCTTAACGATGAAAGTTCTTTAATAAAAGAGTTAGATCCAGAAGCGCAGGAAATTAAAGGCAGCATGAGTATAGATAAGAAAGAGGATATTTTAATAAACTTTGCTAAGGGTAACATAGACAGGATAATTACTAAGGCTAAGATGACTGGAATGGGTTTAAATTGGCAGCACTGCAACCACTCTGTATTTTTTCCAACTTATTCGTACGAGCAGTATTACCAAGCTATAAGAAGATTTTGGAGGTTTGGACAGACTAAAGACGTAACAATAGATATGGTTACAAGTTCTGGACAGAAAAGAGTGTTAGAAGCACTACAACAAAAAACTGATAAAGCTATACACCTCTACGAGAATTTAGTTAAAAACGTAAACCAAGTATTTAAAGAAGATAAGAAACAATTTAACAAAGAAGTAATTAAACCTAAATTTTGATAGATATGAATAAAGTTAAAGACCAATTAGTAACGAATGATTTTGCAATATACAATAGTGATTGTATGTACGTATTACCTACGTTAGAAGATGAAAGTATAGATATGTCGGTTTATTCTCCACCGTTTGCAGGTCTATATAATTACTCGAGTAGCGAGAACGACTTTAGTAATTGTGAGAGTAAAGAGCAATTCTTAGAACAGTATGAATATTTAGTACAACACATGGCTAGGGTAACTAAGCAAGGTAGAATAAATGCGGTTCACTGTACAGATGTATTCGACAATAGTTCTAGGTTGTGGGATTTCCCTCACGAGATAATTAGAATACACGAAAAGTATGGTTTTGAATACAGAAACAGGATAACTATATGGAAAGAGCCTTTAAAAGTAAGGATGCGTACAATGGTAAAAAGTTTGATGCATAAATTTATAGTAGAAGATACTACTAATTGTTTTACAGCTATGCCAGACTATGTGCTTATATTTACAAAAAAAGGAGAAAACAAAGTACCAGTAACACACCCTAAAGGTTTTAATAGGTATTTTGGAGAGACACCCGTTTTACCTAACATAATGAGGGCGTATAACAACGCAAACAAAACGAACTACAACGAAGAGGAGTTGTGGGAACACCTTAACAGGGAGTTTAAAAATCATGAAGATCCAAAAAGCAATAAACTGTCTCACTATATTTGGCAGAGGTACGCTAGTTCTGTGTGGGATGATGTAAGGATAGATAATGTACTGCCTTTTAGGGAATCCAGAGAAGAAGATGACGAGAAACACGTACACCCCTTACAATTAGATGTAATAGATAGACTTGTCGAGATGTACACTAATAAAGGAGAGGTAGTTCTAACTCCTTTTATGGGAGTGGGTAGCGAAGTATATTCGCCTGTATCGTTAGGTCGCAAAGCAATAGGTATAGAATTAAAAGATAGTTATTACAAACAAGCGAAAATAAACTTAGACCACGCTAAAGGTAGATTTAAAGAAGAGTTAGTACAAATGTCTTTACTAGATTAAAATGAAAAACATAATAGAAAGTAATTATAAGAGCATAGTGGATAGGGGATTAATTTCCCCTAAAACCACTAAACGAGACTTTATATTAAAACTAGAGGAAGAGGTACAGGAATTTATAGACGCAGCACTAAACAGCAACGGATCAGAGAGCGAAGAGTTGGCTGATGTGATATTAGTTTGTTTAAATATCTCTAAGCACTACGGTATAAATATAGAGAGCGAGATAAATAATAAGATACGTAAAAACTTTAATAGGTCAGTTCGTAGTATTTGATTTAGGAGCATGAGCATAAAAGAAAACAAAGAGTTAAGAGAGAGAGCAATTCAAATGCTAATAGACGGCAAGGAGATGCACGAGATAAAAGCAGAGGTGTTTCCAGATGTAACTAGAGAGATGTTTCAGGAGTTAATGAGTATAGCTATATCTGAATCATCCTACACCGAAAAGAGGGTTAACAAGTACAGCGTAAATACTTACTACAATAATGGCTTAGGCTTCAACTGGGATAGAGAACTAACAGAAGAAGACTATATGCAGATGCCTTTACCTAATGAATGGCGATTACCAATTTTTAAATAAAACTTGCACACTAATTAAATAAGTATTATATTTGAATTGTCTTTAGTGGTTTTTACCATTACTTAAAAGTCAGGTCGTGTTCATCATGTGCTTGGCTTTTTTGTTTATTAAAAATAAAGTAGTATATTAGCACTTTAGCAATGAGTTCTCAAGTATTCATTTCTTAATTAGTTTTATTATTTATCTAGGAAGCCCCTGCAATTAATTTTGTAGGGGTTTTGTATTATATAAGAAACTTTTTGTATATTAGCAACGTCTATGTAAACGAACATGGAGACACGACAAGAGGTTCTAGATATTCTAAACGACAATAAATGGCGTTTAATGTGTTATAAGTTCTGCAAGGACGAACTTCACTTTGCCGACGACCTCTACCAAGAATGGGCTTTAACTCTATTGGAGACATCACCAAAGAACATAGACGACCTAATCAATAAGAACCTTTTAGAATTATACTCGTATCGTATTCTTAAAAATATGTGGTGCAGTTCTACATCAGCATTCTATGTAAAGTTTAGAAAGCGTCAACAGTTAGTCGTAGATAGATACATAGACATAAACACAGACGATAGGTCTAAGCAACAGATAGAGCTATATAACGAATTAATGGATATCTTTCATAAGTCTTATGCTAATGCTAAGAAGAGTGAAGAGATGCTATATGAACGTATGACCAGAATATGGTTAGACGTTGGATCATTTAGAAAGATGGAAGAAGAACTAGGAATTAATCATCAAACTTGTTACAGATATGTTAAACGATTTAGAGACGCTGTTAAGTCCAGCTATAATAAGTTATCTATGGCTACTGACACCCTTGAGGAGTTTGGCTTATTTCTACGCTGAGAAAATAAGATTTGAATACAAAGGCAAGTATTATCCTGTAAAGTCACTAATGTTTGTAGCGGGTAAGTTAGATTGTACGCATTGTGTACCATTTTGGGTTGCACTTTGTTTAAATTATGATAGTAACTATTTGTTTTTAAGTATGTTTATCAGTATATTAGTAACGAAATTAACTATTAAATATATAACGTGATGGATAACAAAGAAGAGAAAACAACAAAGGTCGAATTAGTAACGAGCCTTATTAGTTTAGGTTTAGTAATCTATATACTTGTAACATTATTCGGATAATGAAAGAACTAGCAATTAAACATAGAGACTACATACTCCAATGTCATGCTAATAACACAGCATCAATAGGAAACATAAACCAGGAACTAAGAAAGGCTTATGTAAGAGAGACAGGAGAACACGTAGGAGGTTGTGGTAGTTGCTTACTAAATACGGTAATACCTAAATACGTTAGATTAATAAGAGAGCTTGACAATGGCTAATAACTACCGAGACATAGATAAGGAAGAGTTAATGCAGTACGCTAACGAATACGTAGAAGAGTGCGTGTCTAAGATCAAACACCACGCAACAGGAAGCGGTAAGGTAGTAGAGATACCAGATAGGAACTTACCCACATATAAGTTCTTCATTCTTTATTGGTTAAAAAATAGACACATAGATATATACTCAAGGCAGCATATCTATAAGGTCATGAAAGATGAAACACACCCTTTATGCGACACATTAAAAAATATAAGGGAGTACTTTGATGCAGTAGCAGAGGATATAGTAGCGAATGAGGGTAAGGGAATATTCTATGCTAAGAATAGATTAGGCATGAGAGACACCCCTAAAGATGAGGACAAGCCACAAGAGAAGATACAGATAGAAATTATAAACGGTAAGGGAGATATTAAGGATGATTAAAGTACTAGTAATAAACCCACAGTATAGCGGTGTAGATATGTATAGACTTACACCACATCAGTATTTGAATGAGGAAGAGTTTGAGGTTAACTTTACCCCAACACTAGACAATGCACCTAGTAATATACATGAAGACTTAAGCGAGTACGATATAGTAGTATTCTCTAGGATGCTATCTAAGACAAAGGACAAGGATAACACTAAGGATATACTAGAAGCCATTAAGAAGTCTGGTGCTAAGTTGGTAATGGATTATGACGACGCATGGAGACTGCCGAAGTATCATGGATTGTACAAAGAGTTTGAGCAAAAAGGATTTAGATTAAGACAAATAGAAGCAGCAAAGGCAGCCGATGCGGTAACAGTTTCAACGCCTTATTTAGAAAAGTCTATAAAGCCTTACAACAAGAATGTCCAAGTAGTTAAAAACTGCGTAGACTACAACAGCGTGCAATGGATGAAGCATAAGACTAAAAGTGATAAACTAAGAGTAGGGTTTATAGGCGCAAAGGACCATGTCAAGGATATGGAAATGATAGCGGACGAGCTTTGCAAGATAGGGGAGTTACCAAACGTGGAACTTTATTATGGTGGATGGGCACCAGGTGAAGAGAACAACAAGATAGCGAGTTTTATGTCATGCGCAGGGGCAAGTAATATCTTTGATGTAATACCAGCCTTAGACGTTAACTGTTATGGTCAGATGTATAACCATATAGACGTATGTCTGGCACCATTATACAAAGATGAGTTTACACAAAGTAAGAGTGAATTAAAAGCCTTAGAAGCTGGTTTTATGATGTGTGCTTTAGTAGCGAGTAATCAAGAGCCGTTCACGAATGTATGTAATGAAGATAACAGTATACTGTGTGATGGAGGTGAGGCATGGTATGAAGCAGTAAAGAGATTAAGTGAAGATAGAGACTTAGTAGCGACATTAGCAAATAGATTAAATAAAGACGTATTAGAGAACTACGATATATTGAAAGAAGCGAAAGTAAGGGAAGAGTTTTACAAGTCTCTATGTGGGAATGGGGAATAGCAGTAGAATACTTACCTATCTTATCTTACAATGTAAGTCACAGTATAGAGGGTGTTCAGTTGTTTATTAAAGGAAATGTAGTTATGTTTGACATAAATAAAATATACTTGAATTAATGAGTAAGATAGCAGTAATATGTAACACCATGAACGAGTACCACAAAGCAAAGATGGGCTTAGGTGTTACTTTAAGCAATGCAGGTAAAGACTACGATTTGTTTATATGGGATAACGGAAGTAAGAACGACCGTATAAAAGACCTTGTGAAATCTTTTCATCCTAAGTTTCTGCACTACTCAGAAGAGAATGTAGGTAACCCAGTAGCTTATAATCAGATGCTATTAAGAGTAAAAGAACAAGGGTACGACTACGTGGCTATGATTGCACCCGATATAGTACTGCCTAATAACTGGCTAGCACTATCTGAAAACATATACACTAGATGCAAGTTAAAAGGGTTTCTAGGTTATGACTGGGGGTATAGACAAGAGCGTAACTTAGAGATGATTGAGCAAGTACCTCTGCAGCATTCGGATAACGTGTATGGGTGTTGGTTCTTCTCAAATAAACTACTAGACAAAGTAGGTTTTATCAATGAGGAGTACAAGATGTATGGACGTTGGGATAGTGATTGGAACTTTAGAATTAACGCAAGTGGTTTAAAGTCCTACTACCTACCACCAATTGAAATGCTAAAAAGCATACATTTAACTTCAAGCTGGAAGGACAACAGCACAGAGTACAGAAAGTTTAAGGACAAGTGGCTAAGACATAACACAGAGGTAGAGAAAAAGGAACTACTTAAATACGCTAAGAGTAATAACTTCTATATTGCGCCACCTAAAAAGATTGAAGAATTAGAAAATTATATGTGTCAATAGGTAATAAAGAAGAAATGAGAATCTATATAACTGGTTGTGCAAAAACGGGAACAACGCTTTTAAGACGTTTAATGAATGCTTTTGAGGGTCTGAATGTAGCAGTTGATGAAATGTCTTTAAAAAGGTTTTTAGAGAGTGAATACGATGTGGCAAAAAGAAACGCAAAACAAATATTCAGTATTGGTGTTGATAATGACTTTATAGATGAAGCAATTAAACTAATAAAAGATAATGACGTTAAGATACTACACATCCATAGGAATAAAGCGGATGTATTAAAATCGGATAATGGTTATGTCCCAGAACAAAGATACGATGATGTAGAAGATCAAATGTTCAAATACAAAAAACACATTACACATATTGTACATTTTGAAGAGTTAACCCACCATCCAGATAAGGTACAAAAAGAAATAGCGGACGCATTGGGTTTAAAGATAAAACACAAATTCAGCGAATACCCAAACTTTATAGATGTTAAATCGGAGAAAATAAACAACGGCATTTATGAGCTTAGAAAAATTGAAAAGAAATAAGTTTGCGGCGGTTGTAAGTGATGATGATTTATTAAAGCGCTACTCTAAAGGTATAGTAGAACAGATACGAGAATTTGGCAAAGCATAAAGTACATACTACTGATGTATTTCAGAAACTATGGGCGGCCTTAAACGACCCTAAAGTGAGAGGTATTGTATTGGAAGGTGGATCCCGCTCGAGCAAGTCATGGAGCATAGCACAGGCTTTAGTACTATACGGTTATCAAAACGAGGGGTTAACCATGATGGTTGCAAGGCAGAAGTACACATGGATTAGAATGTCCGTACTAGCCACTATGCAAAATGTAATACAATCAATAGGTCTGCCTATTCACTTTACAAAGAATCCTTTTAGATACGAATGGAATAATAACGAGTTAACATTTGGAGGACTAGACACCCCCCAAAAGATACATGGAGTTGAGACTGATATATTCTGGATTAACGAAGCAATAGAAGCCACTGAGGATGACTTTGACCAACTAGAGCAAAGATGTAAGGGTAAGTGGATAATGGATTACAACCCGTCAACAGATGAACATTGGATATACGATAACGTGTTAAAGCGTGATGACGTGGTGTATATTCATAGTACGGTATTCGACAATGAATTTGCACCAGAGGAAGTACTTAAAAAGATTAAATCCTATGAGCCTACGGATAAGAACATAATAGCGGGAACAGCAGATGAGTTTAAGTGGGAAGTATACGGACTAGGCAAGAGGTCAAGACGTGAGGGTGTTGTATTTACTAATTGGGCAGAGTGTAAGAAGATGCCTACCGAGTATCAATGGGAAGTATACGGGATTGATTTTGGATTCACTAACGACCCTACAACAATAATAAGGGTAGTGTTTGCAGATGGCCAAATATGGCTAGATGAGTTATGCTATGAAACGGGAATGACTAACCAGGACATTTCTAAGCGTCTTTTAAGGTTAGGAGTGACACAAAGCAAGGAAATAGTAGCAGACAGCGCAGAGCCTAAAAGTATAAGAGAAATAAAACTAGAGGGCTTTAATATACACCCATCCGTAAAAGGGCAGGACAGTATAAGAGCAACCATAGACATAGTACAGAGGTATAAGATAAACGTAACGGAGAGAAGTGAGAATGCTATTAAGGAACTAAAGAACTACGTATGGATGAAAGACTATGCTACGAATAAGTACAAAGATAAGCCAATAGACGACTATAATCATATATTAGATCCCTTAAGATATATTGCTGAAAGAAAACTAAGTAAAAAACAAAGCGGTGTTTATATTATTAGATAATTTTGTTATCTTTATATTTATACGGGAAGCCGAAAACGTGATAGAGTAGGCAATTAATATCTTTAAAAAATTAGACGCTCCATCTAAGCGGTTAGTAGGGGTTAATTTATTTAAAGGTTTGGTCAATAAGGGGGGGGGGTAGTCGGCAAACGAGTGTTGCCCCTTTTTTAAAATGATAGATATGGACACAAACACACAATCATATTACAAAGGCAAAGACAGTCTGTACAAGTTTGCAGAAGACTGGGGATTGAATGCCTATGAGTTTGACATACTTAAACGAGTAGTAAGATGCCGTCACAAAGGCGAGTTCTACATTGACTTAGAGAAA